GGCTAGTACTGCCAGCAGAACTTCCAGAACCGCCATTGCCACCAGTTCCACTTAGACCATTTCCACCGCCACCGCCACCAGCACCACCACCAGAACCCCCGCTGCAATAGCCACCTGCTCCACCAGATCCGGGGAAAATTCTGCCACCACCACCACCACCTCTATAAAGAATGCAACTTACGCAAGCACTACCGCCTGTGCCACCACTTCCACCAATTGATCCACCAGATCCACCAGAAACAAAACAACATGGATTATTACCAACACCACCACCAGCTCCACCACCACCACCATTTCTATATCTTGAGTACGCATCGTAACCTGCTCCACCGCCACCACCAATATAGCCACCATTGTTAATAGTTAAACCAATTCCAGTTCCAATGTTTAATGCCGGTCCACCATTACTTTCATGCCCACCTTGACCCATAATGTAGCCATTATTTACTAGATTAAGAGTATCGCCTGTAGTTCCACCAGAAAGGTTTAAACCATAGTTTCCAGTTGAATTAGCCCATAAATAAACACCGCTATTTACTGTAACAGTAATATCGGACTTGCCAGAACTATATCCGCCAATGCTACTTATATTTAATGAAGCGTTAGTTGTTGAAGAAGTAAATGTATAGCTGATTGATACACGATTAGATTTTCCATAAAAGTTGGTAGGCATTGTAATAGCGCCACTAGGAACACCAGCCAAAGAACGAACAGCAGCATCGTTAAGGCTGATTTGGGTTGTGCCATTACCGCCATTTTCGATTTCAATAGAAACACCAGCAGTTGTGCCAGCCAAACTAATTGGTCCTGATGAATTTAATGTCATATTACTGTTGCCTGTTTAGAATAAAACTTTTGGTCAATTTTAATAGTATTAGGTAATGCTCCACGAGAGCTTGCTGCTTGTATTAATTTATTACGTTCTTCTGGATCATTATTTCTAAAATTAATTATATCAACTAATAAATATCCTAAGAACATTTCAAAATCTTTAGTTCCTTTTAACTGCACACCAGCTAAATGTTGAGGAATTTGAAACAACTCATATTCAAAAGTAAAAGTATTTTGATTGCTATCTTGAGCAAGAACAGAGCCACCAAATTCTAAAATGGTGTCAGCATATTCTCCTGTTAAAATTTGAACTCTTGTTTTGAAGACATTCAAATCAGAATATTCGTAAATGAAATCAACTCCATTTTTCATTATGGTGTTCCATATGCAGTTATGTTCAATAATGAAACAAAATTACCAGTTGAATCTAAACTGGCAATATTAGTACCATTATAATTAAAATATAATTTACTACCATTAGGGGTAATATTCCATCCACCTGCGTTTGCTATACTTTGTGCAACTCCTGCTGTAAGGCTTGCCGCTGTTCCTGTTAATCCTGTTCCTGCTCCTGTGAATGTAGTTGCAGTAATGGATGTAGCGCTAATAGCTGTAGCGCTAATACTGGTAGCAGTCAAAGTACTCATAATGGTAGATCCAGTATGCGTAGATGTACCTGCAACTACTAAATTTCCACCTACATTCCAATTTCCAGCCGCCGCAGTTTGCGCAGAATAAAATCCAATACCGCTACCGCTTACATTTGATGCATCGCAATAACATTGTCCTGTTGATAGGGCTGGAATAACTAATGAAACAGCTCCACCAGAAGCTACCATCGTTAATGGTTGGGTAGTGTTATTTACAATAGCGTATAGTTTATTTTGAGCTGGAGCAGTAATGGTTGGAGCAGAGCTTGGAGTGCCAGTAAAAATTAATACAGCATTTCTAGCATCGTCTGACGTGCCATTATAATTTGTTAGTGTATAAGAACTTATACCTTGCAAAGAAATAGCAGTTACGCCCGTAATAGCTTGTTCAAGCAATGTTCCTAAATTTGTATTGGTAGTTTGACCCCAAGTACCAGATTGGTCTCCGGTTCCAATAAGGGCTAATTTAAGCGATGGTGAATATGTCGTTGTCATGTTAATCCTTATTGTGAGTTGTTAATTACAACCCAGTTTGGAGTTTGTGAGTCAATAATTTTAATCCAATCTGATACAGTGGTTGCGCCATCAGATGGTGCTATGTTTTCGCTAATTACAGATTTAAATGAAGCTATAACAGATGGTACATCTGCTGGGTTTATATTTTCCATTACAGCCCCAACAAATGCTGCAATATTGGATTGTTTATCTGCTGCAGTAATATTTTCGCTAATTACTGAATATTGAGTTTTTAATCCAGTAGAAGCATCTGCAGCAGTAATTCCTTCTGAAATTACGCTATTAAAGCTAGCTATAACGGCATCAATATCAGCATCAGAACTAATATTTTCATTAACTGCCACAAGGAATACAGATACACCAGCAGTAATATCAGTTTCAGCGTTTATTTGTTCATTTATTATTACTGCGTAAGTTTGAACTGGCTGAGGTATTGAGTCTGCAAAATTACTAATAGCCTCAGATATTTGAACCCCATATGTTTGTTGGACAGTTTCAGAATCTGAAAAACTAGATATTGCTTCTGTAATAACGCTATTAAAATTAGCAATTACTGCATCAATATCAGTATCTGATGAAATACCTTCGCTAACGCTTCCGCCATAAATATTGGATATAAAAGCATTAAATGGAGCGGTAGCAAAAGGGGTTAAGCCAAACATCATTTACCCTTTAATGCGTCTACTTCCGCTTTCAATTCTTTAATTGCTTGGAATGCTAGCGCAACTAATTTTGAATAATCTACAGCTAAAGATTCATCTTCTCGAATTCTTACAGCCAATGGAAATACTGCCTGAACATCTTGAGCTATAACACCAAAATCATGTTTTTTGATAAAGTAATCATCTTCCCCGCCTTTATCATTGATGTAATTTTGTGACCAATCAAAGGTTTTTCCGCCAATATAATTAACTTTATTAAGAGCAGATTCAATTGGTTGAATATTTTCTTTGAATTTTTTATCTGATGAATAATAAGCTGTTACGTTATTGGTTGCTCTAATTTCTCCAGAGGTTCCTGATGATGGTGTACCAACTCCTAAAGATGAAATATTAGCAGCAGTAGCAGTAAATGCCGCAATCGTTCCAAGCGTTGTAACGTTTGCAAGCGAGGTAAGTGAAGTATTGCTAGTTGCAGTAATGTTTGCTGCGTTACCATTAATAGATCCCGAAATAATTGCTGTTACTGCAAGGGTTGCAAGCGTTCCCACTGAAGTTAAACTAGAAGCTGTAACGTTAGACGCAAGAGTAGTTCCAGCTAAAGTACTTGCTGGATACCCAGTAGTATTAGTTAAAACACCAGAGGTTGGAGTGCCAAGAGCTGGAGTTACTAAAGAAACGCTAGTTAGTGTAGTATTCCATGTAGGAGATCCAGATCCACCTGATACCAAAACTTGACCCGATGTGCCAGCAGCAGTTAAAGCAAGAGCTGTACCCGTTGAATATACTGATGCTCCAGCAGTAGGCAACAAAGAAGCTCCAGTACCACCATAAGTCATGGAAATAGTGCTGCCAGCCCATGTAGCCCCACTAAGAGTTCCTCCGCCCATATTTAAACCAGATGTACCCCAAGTTACAGCTCCACTCGGTCCTGCGCCCGGCACAAACATATAACCAGACCAGCTACCAGCCGCTGTGCTATTGTTTTCACAAAAAATAAATGCTGCCATGCCCGGTACAACCGCCCCCAAAGCGCCACCACCGTTTGCTAATAACGTTACGTTGCCCGTTGAATCATTATCAAGAATAAATCCTTGACCTAAAGATACTGTAGTAGCATCAGGAAGAATAACGGTTTGCGTTAATGTACCAACAAATCTTTGGTAATATGAGCTTATTACGGTTAAAGTTGTTGTAGCCGATGCAGTTGTATTTGAAGTCCATCCGGGAGTAAAGCTATTTGCTGATACATTTCCGTTTGCATCTTTATAAACAGATTTTCCTGATGGATAATCTACCCATACTGCCGCAGTATTACCAGCAAGATTAATTGCTGAACCGCTATTACTTGAAGACAGAATCGTATTACGAGCTAAAGTATTAGGTGATGTTGTAAATGTGCCAATACCTACTTCCCATGCAAAGGATGTATTGTCATAAATGGTGTAATAGCAAGTGTTGCCATTACCTACGCCAACAGTAAATGATTGGTAACCATTGACAGCCCCAGCCAAAATGACTGAGCCTGTCCCTGTACTGGTCGTAGTTTCCTGTACTCTATCAGCTAATACTAAAGCCATAATTGGCTCCTAAATTAAGACGTTGCGGTAGTTGTGTAGGTAACTGCTAATGAGTCGCCGGTTGACACAATTTTGCTTCCTGCGGTAAAGCTACCAGCACTATATAAAACGCCGGAGGTAGAATCTTTAGTAGCAGATGCAGATGCGCCAGAGTTGATAAAGCAACCAAACACAGTACCACCACTTGTAAATGTAAATGTCAATGCAGAAGCAGCTTTGGATGTAATGTTGCTACCAGCAGCAGATCCGTTGTTTGTAGATGCTGTCCAGTTTGGAGCTTGACGTGTGCCAGTGTATGCAGGTGCATTAGATCCGCCAACTTCAATCCAACCAGCATGGCTAGAAATAGTATCTGATGGGAAATAGTTAGCAGTAGCTGAAGCGCTTCCTACCAATCCAAGGTAATTAGCACCAGAAGAAGTGCCGCCACCAGTACCAGTTGAGCCAAAATAGTAATCAAATAGAGCATTTTTTCCAGCAGCAGTCACCAAGTTAGGCGCTCTGTCTTCCCACTTAAGATTGCCTTGTGCATCGTAGCATACTACATCGTAGAATCCCTCGAAACCTACAGAGTTGTCAGACGCAGCATTACGAGTAACCGCAGCGGTACTGATATCTCCAAATTTTGCTTTTTCCATATAAAACTCCTTAACTAATTGTCAGTACTGCTGTTGTTGATGTTGCCGTTGGGAACGTAACGGTAAACGTATTTGAGCTGGTAATTGTGCTACCAAAATTCAAAATAAAACACGCCGCTCCAGTGGTGCTATTATAAACTAACGCCCCATTTGCGGAAAGACCTCCAGACCAAGAAACGTTATTAAACGATATATAAGCGATGTTATTGGTCGTATCTTGGGTAGGAGGATTGGCTATGGTTAATGCTTGACCACCGGCGGTATAGCCGGGCGCAACAACCTCATTTGTTGAAGTATAGGCCGTGGTCGTATTGTTCAAATTGGCGTTGCCGTTATAAAGAGCTATTTTGTATGTATATGGGGAAGTTAGGGTAAAGTTCTCCAAACCAGACAAAATGTTGGCTTTAAATAATGTAGTTTGTCCTTGTACGATAGGCATTAGGTTTTAACCATAAGTTTAGTTTGACCATCGCGGTAAGCATCGCCACGCTCAAGACCATCACCAAGGCGCTTGATCTCAGACAGGGCTTCTTGAAACTTATCTTCGTAATATTTAATAATATCTTGTTCCTGCTTTTGGAATAGCATAGCTTCGCGCATAGATCCGTAAAATAGGACTGGATCGTAATTGTCGCCCAACCAGCTTTGACCAGATGGGTTATTAAGCTGTTGGATTCCTATTGCAAACCCTGATCCAGTGCCGCCTACAGAAGAAGCGGAAACCCCCAAAATATCGGTTGAAGTATAAAAACTACCACCGTTTTGGATGGTGCATGTGGAAACGTTACCAGATGCATTGACCAAAATGTCAGCAGTAGCACCAGATCCAGAGCCACCGGTTAATGGGACATTTTGATATAAGCCCGGAGAATATAGGGTTCCAGCTGTGAATGTAGTATTCAAAATAGCAATTACGCCTTGAACAATAGACACTGGATAGTAGAAATAGTGTAATTCTGCGTTATAGGATGAGTCCGGTGTTGGTCCAACAATTGCGGTCAATTCATTGACATTGTTAGTAGAGCTGCCAAAAATAGCGTAATACTTAGGTAAAGACCAAGAGCTTGTGCCGTTGTTAGGGTACGCTTCGCGGATAAAGTTAACATCTTTGTTAAGTAGGTAAGTATAGTTTCCACTGCTATCTACTACTGCAATAGAATAGGTGGCTAACCAGTCAAACGGCAAAGTTAAATACTGGTTTCCAGCTGTTAAATTACCTGTAACATTTTTGCGCAGGGATGGAATTTGTACTGCGTTATATATGCGTGTTTCAGCCTGTTCCACAAAGAATGGAATATTTGCCACAAACGTCGTTTCTGACGTCTGGGCATAGGTTTGAATGTTGTTATATAACGTTTCGTAGTTCATTTATTACGCCATTGGTCCACGAGCAATACGACCTTTGGTAGCAGCGCCATTTCCACGGGTTTCTTGTCCGTCTTCTTTGGTTGTGCCTTTGCCCCAGCTTACAGCGCTTGCTGGTAATGGATCTTTAATATTAGCGGTTTTTGCGGACTTCTCAGTAGCATAATCGCCCATTTCCATTACTTCATTACCATCAATGATTTTGCCAGCCATTGTGTGTGGGCGCGCATAGTCACTTGCAGGTTTGTCATAGGGAGCCTTACCAGTTTTGATAGCTGGGCTATTCTTGGTGGTAGGTTTTACATTCTTTGCGGTTGCCATATTAACGACCTCTTGAGCTAGACTTTTGATTTGTAGCACGAGCCATATTGCGACCCATGCTGCGTAGGTTAGACTGGGTTACACCACCCTTAGCCATTTTCTTAACATCCATGCCACCCTTTTTGAGTTTAAGCTTGGTATGCTTTCCGGGATGCTCTTGAGCATCGTGTTCTTTCATGGCTTTCTTGATCTCTTTATCAGCGACCATTTTGTCCATTTTCATATCTGCTTTTTTGGATTCTTTTTCCATAACTTTTCCACCTTTTTTCATATTGTCTTCTACATTTTTTGGGTTAAAGGGTTCGTCAGTTTTAACACCACGTTGTTTTTGCATTGCCATTTTTACTCCTACGCTGTCGTAATTGTTACTGAATTAATGTTGCCTTTTCCCACTAAATAATTGGGGGTAAGGTTTCTATCTATGCCGCTAGAACCCCCTACAGGATACCATCCCCACTGTATTACTCTACTACCACCTTCTGGATAACCTGCCTGTAATGGGCTGTTACCGCCACCTTGTTGCGTCTGCAATCCACTTGGACCAGATGCATAATAACTAATATCAGGTCTTGGTTCGCGCACTGCTTGTGGGTCGTTCACTGGATACAAGCCAAGTTGCAACTGTGGCTGATCTGGATCCCAACACTCAGGACAAACCTTAATACTGACTTGCTTGGTCTTAATGGTTAGCTTTTTTAATTCTACTAACTTATATCGTTGACCACATCTGTCACATTCCGCAATACTGTGTTTGCCACTAGCATACTTAGTTGGCATACTTACCTCGAATAAAACAAGTTACGAGGTACAAATCTAATTGATACGTCTTCTCTATCTTCTTCAATTGCCTGCTCAAGCTGAGTCATATACTCCGCTTTAAGCCCTGCTGCGCGCTGAATATCCATATTAGGCAGCTTCATAGCCAAATAATATGACAATCCAGCCACCAAACAATTAATCCAACGGAATGGAATATCTTGAACATAAACACCAGTTCCAGAGTCCTGAACCCGTCTCATGCGCCAATAAACGAGCGTATACGGCGTTCCATTATCTGGGGTAGGCCATACTGCCAAGCTAGGTAATTGTTGGTCGTAAATCGCTGCTCCGACATTATGTGACGCCGCTGTAGTATTGTACTGTCCACGGTAGCAGTTTAAAAGCTGGTTTCCTGAAATATTGACGTATCCAATAATCTCATTGTCAATTTGGATAAAACCAGTAGACCGCATATTAAAGGTTGAGCTAAGGGTAATTGTGGTAGCTGATGGGGTCAAAGTAGCAGCCAAAGTTACGCCAGCGTAAATATTAGAATTACCAGTTTGACGGTTGTACCAAACTTGAATAGGACGACCATAGGTTAGTTTGTTAGGAATCGTAGAATAGGTAGACTCAGAGATACGGTTTAGGTTGATATCTTGCTGATTAGATGCGCTAGCGTTATTAGTGCGAGTAACCAAATCTAAAATATCAATCGTATCTGCGCCGACAGGGTATATAGCTTGGCCATATACCAAAGGAATAGATATTTCCTCTACTGTCCAGAAGTTAATGCCTCGGTTAGCCCACTCAATCGTTAATAGGTTAATAGACCTTTTTGCTGTGCGAAGATCATATCCAGTGCGTAACTGCGAGCCACAACGCTCAAAGGCTTCTTCTACAAGCTCAGTGAGGTCAAGGTTAAATGTAGAATTACCACTGGTATATGCCATTATTTTTTCTTCATGCCTTTAAGGGTTTCAGCCAATCTAGCTCTCTGCCCTAACTTGCCGGGCTTTTTTGCAGCAGCAGCTAGTTTCTTAGCAGGAATAGTCTTGCCTTCCTTAACGCCTAATTCTTTTTTTAATGCACCGGGCTTTTTGATAGCCTTTTGAATCCATTTTTCAGCCATTATTTTTTCCTTGCGGCTCTCATGTTATCTACAAGATTTGGGTATGGTCTGCCAGCTGCTTTAGCCATAGCCTTGGCACTAGCTTTTTTGGCTGGTGATAGCTTCTTAGATTTGCCTAATCCTTTTGGACGTGGCTTATCCCAAACTTCGCCGCCTTTAGCAAAAAGGTCAACATCATTCGGATTATCCGTACGATGGATAACCTTTTTCTTAGGCATTTTGGAAGGGCTTACTGCGCCCATTCCTCGACTCGCCATCATTACTTCTTGCCCTTAGCATAACCACCGCCACACATTGCTTTAACGTGTTCATGGTGCAATTTGTGACCAGCAGCGTGTTTCTTGAAATGCTCATGATGTTGAGCGTGTCCATCGCCGCCATAATGCTTTTCCATATGGTCTGGGTGAATCATATGCTCTTCAGCTTGCATATCTTTAGATAGTGGTGCGTGATCCATTTTCATAATTTTTCCTTTATTAGCAATATTTACCGCGGGTTTTTCCCTTTTGTGCAATACCATCAGCACGGGATGATGCAGTACCGCCAGAAGCCATCTTCTTAACCATACCACCTTTTTTCTTGGTATTAACAGGAGCGCCATTACCAATATCGTTACCAGCCATTTTGACATTGGTTCCACGAGTCATGCCGCGCTCTTGATCTGGATGTTGACCAAATGGTTTGATACCCTTTTTAGAAGGAGCCATTTCGCCTTTTTCTACTGGGAACTTAGTCATTCCACCAGCAGCCATCTTTTTAACTTTCCCGCCTTTTTTCATTGAAGATTCAAAAGACTTCATGTTGCCTTCAGATTCAATTGGCTCGGTCTTGCCAGAATCACCCAAATTCATGCCACGGGTTAAACCGCGCTTTTGAACATCAGATTGACCAAATTTACGATGCTTGTTTGAACCAGCTTCTACGTCTTTCGACATATTGCGTGGACCCATTGTTTCTTTCATTTTCATATCGCCACCCTTTTTAAAAGATTTGCCCTTATCGGCCTTTACAAAATCCTCACCGACAGAGCGAGGGATACCTACTTTCTTAGCAAATTTCGCATTATGCGCAACTGCTTCCATCAAATTGTGTTGCTTTTTAGAGACACTTGGCATTATACAAAACGTCCTTTAGTGTGGCCTTTTTCAATACAACCATCTGCACGCTTAGATGCTGAAGACACTTTACCGCCTTTTTTCATGCCGGTAGCCGCAGGAGCTGTAACGTCGCCCATAGGGTTGACTTGTGGAATATTTTGCTCAGTAGTGCCAAATAACTTGTAATCGCGTTCTGCTTCTTGACGAATGCCACGCTCTTTATTGGCTTTCATGTAAGCTTCTCGCTTAGCTTTTTGACTACCGGTTTCTTCGTATGGCATTATTTATGTCCTTCAATGAAGCGGTCTAACTTAGCTTCTAGTTTATCAAATCGGTCAATAATTTGTTGCATATCATTGCGAACTTCTTGTTTAGTAATATAGTCTCTTGCCATTTCTTCACGAGTCTTATTAACCAAAATAGTTACACGGTCTAATTCATTAAACTTTTCTTTAACAAAGTATCCGATTGCTCCAACAACGATTGTCAGTAACGCATTCCAAAATTGCATAATTGATTCCATTAGCACTTCCACTTTTTTAAAGATTTATTAATGCGGCTATCTGGATCGCTTGCAGTTTTAGAAGAGGTAAGCTTCTTTTTCATCCCTTCCATGCGGGCGCAAAATGATTTCTTGCGTGATCCGCCTTCTGGTTGGGGTGCTTTAAGATTCATGCCTTCTTTTTTGGCTGAGGCTCTACCTTTGGCATTCAAGCCGCCGGAGGGAGACTTCCCCTCCTTGCGTTGCCAAGCTGGAGTCTTAGCCATATTAAGCCATCGCTTCCTGACAAACTACGTTAACTTGAACTACTGTACCAGTTGTAGTTGTAATAGCTACCGTCAAAATATCAGCTACGTTACCTTTAATGTTGGTCAATACAGGGAAGAAGTTTGTCAAATCCAATTGTTGCAGTGCATTATTTGGAGTTGAAAATGCGTAAACTACTTCACCACCACTTAAACCAGTTGCTGATAAATCTACTTCAGCGAATGAGTTAAATGAACCAAGTGTATTTAAAGGTTTGAATGATGCGCTTTGTAATGACAACTGGTTGGTTGGCGTACTAGCAATCAACTCAATCAAAGCAGTTTGGCTGGTATTGGTCAACAATGTCTGTGGCAATAACTGTCCACGATCAATCAAGCCAATCTGATATGAACAGCCAGCAGTTGGTGCATTAGGCAATGGGTTTCCAGTAACTATGTCACCAAAAGTAATAGCAGAAGTTGTATTACTTGTAATACGGCCTGTATATGGCGATGTAATAGTCTGGCCAGCCAATGTAATTGCGCCCGGACTAGATGGTAAATAGATCTGAGCCTGAGTAGCATTTAGCGCTGTTACGTTAAAAATACCATTGTACTGGGTAGGTGCTGCGCCAGAGATGGTAATAACGTTATTGGTTGCCAAGCTAGTGATTGATGCAAAACTTAAAGTTACAGGGAATTGAGTTACGCCACCAATGACAGTGGCTGCTCCGATTGCTGCGCCAGTAAGACTTGGCAATGCTGCTTGATAGTAAACCGACTTACCAACCCATTGATTTGCACCCCAATATGTTGCTGTTGGAGTGGAGGTCAATGTTGCACCATTTGCCAAAATAATTGGCAGAATCATTGTGCTTGTTGTTGGAACAGACTGAATCAACCAAGTTTGTGCTGAATAGGTTGTTATAGCAGTTAAAGTTCCAGATACACCGGTTTGAGCAGAGCTTAACTGATATGTACCAACACCGCCTACTGCATATGATGTAACTGTACCAGCAACTTGTGCCGTAAATGTTTTGTTTACAGTGATAGTTGCACCGTTAACAGCAGTAATGTATGCACCTGTTTGAATACCTGTACCAGCA